GTGATTGAGCACAAGGACGGCACCATTGAACTCATTGACTACAAAACGCAACGACTTGACATCACGCAGGGCGAGGCCGACAACAATGTGCAAGCCGCCATCTACCTCTCGGTGGCTCGTGAGATATGGCCCGACCGACCGCTCATATTCACCTTTGACCTACAACGCCACGGCACCGTTTCAACGGTATGGACCGACGAGCGCTTGGAGACCTTCAAGGATTGGCTACATGGCCAATACGAGTCCATCCTATCCATTGACTCATCGGACACTCTCAAGGTCCCTGCAACCATCGGGAAGGGTTGTCAATGGTGTGGGTTCACCGACATTTGCCCCAAGGCTCAAAGCCTCATGCAAAACGGCGCTTGGGACATGATAAACCCGACCATGGGTTCCGACCTCAACGACCTACTCAACGAACTCGCCGTTATCAAGGCCAGCAACGCTATGCTCACCAAGCGCAAGAAGGCTATTGACGACCATATCAAGAACGAGGTGTTTGACCGAAGTATGCCGGTAGCAGACTGCAACGCTGAAACAGACGACTGGTCTGTTGAATGGCGAGAACAGAACCGACGCTCCTACATTCCAACCGAGGTTCAACGCCTCGTGCCTCCGACTGTGTTCGGGACCATGGTGTCGCTATCCAACGCCGCTGTGGACCGTGTGCTTCCTATTCTACCCGATGATGTGGCTGATGCCATCAAGCGAACTCAAATCGTGAAGCCTCAGCGAATGCTCATCATCAAGCCGAAGGAGAGCGGAGATGAAGAAAAAAACTGACGACGAAGTGCCATCATCCAAGTACGGAACTCGTCGCAAAGGACGCCTTGGAAAATCGGATGGAAGAAATGTTCGCCGTCTTTGGACCGCCATGATTGAAGCCGGTGCCGTGTTCCCCGAAGGTGAGCCTATCGCCACGGGTGAGATTCTCACACTTCCCAACCAACCGTTTGAGATGAACCGTCTCAGCAATCACCTCGCCAAGAAACCACACCTGTTCTTCAACGCTGGTTCGGTACGAATTGCTTCGCTGGACGGGCGAACGAAATATCCCCAGAAGGTTTGGCTCGCCTACCCCGATGCCTATGATGAAGAATAGTGAGCGATGGGTATATATAGGAGTGCCCCCATGGACTACATGAGGCGAACCAACATGACCCCACGACCCAAGACCCAAGAGCAAGCAACGAAGCAAATCAACGCTATGACCGAGCAACTCCGAGCCATTGAAGCCAAGCGCATGGAAATCGTGAATGACTTCACTCCCGAGGCAGTCCATCAATTTGACAAATTGGGCGACGAGTCAAGCACTCTCATTTACGAGCGACACGACCTCATCATCATCCGAGAAGTTCTCCCAACCCAAGCCCAATACGAATACGACGAGGACATGAGACTCCAAGAGCAAATCGCCAACGACCCCTACGGTGGCGACGACTTCATGGCCTACAACATGATGGGCGACTGCTGGTGATTGAAATAGGTGGGGCGACCCCTTGGGGGTATGCTCACGCCGAACTCACAGGTGTCCCGCACCGCTCGCATTGAAGCGGACGGGCCAGCGCTGGCCGCATTCTTTGCTCGGCTGGCCATGGACAACCCTGCGGTGCCCGTGAAGGTGCTCTTTGAACCGAAGGGGGCAACCTGCTGGACAATGAATGCAGGCAAGACGCTGATGGTGCTACTGAACCAATGGGTTATTAGTGGCCTCAAGGTCAAGGAGCCATGCGTTATCGTGTGCAACCCGAAGGAACTCTCAGACCTCATCCGAGCCAAGTCCCGAGGGGGCGCGGTCCGACTCACGACTGCGGCCAACGAGCCTATTGCCATCACTACCAAGGACCATGGAGGCGCCGAGGTTATGCCTGCCGACGAGGAAGACTGCATGACTATCCCCGACAGGAATGTGCTTCCTCATGACACAGCAACGGGACATCGGCTGTTCCCGATGTTTGACAACGAGCCACCGACCTACACGGCCACGCTGGCTCTCCCCGAACTCACCAAGGCAAGTATGGAAATGCAGACGGCAGGAGCACCCTATGTCTCCGTGTCGTTTGATGCCAAGTCCGAGGCTCGGGCTGGCCATTGGAATGGCAAGACGACTCGCTCGTGGTCCCCGATTGAGGTTCTCAAGCGAACGGGTGGTCCGTTCACCGTGTCCTTCACCGATACCCTCAAATCGCTCATAAGCGTGCTTAACGGCGCTGGCGATGTGTTCAAGGTGTCCAAGCACCACAAAGGGCAGTTCCTCGTCGTAGAGTGCACGACAGGAGCCACAACCATAGTCGCAACAGAGGCAATCAAGGAGACATAGACATGACAGCAGACGAACGATTCATTGACACAGCAGAGGAGGCCCTCGGCCTAACGGAAGACGATAAGAGCACGCTACGCATGATGGTCTGCATTGACCTCCTCATCGCTCAAGCAGGCATCACGGACGAGCAAGTCCGCATGGCCTACGAGAACCGTCTCCGAACCGAAATCAAGTCATCAGCAGATACTCTCAAGAGTTTGCTGGATTGATAGGCGGCATCCTTATATAGGAGTGGCCCATAGGGTAGAACATGACCAACCTAACCCTGACCACCATGCCCGAGATTGCCCGACACAATTCTCGCCGAGGTGAACTCTTGTGGACCCGCCATCCAGCAACGAGCGTGGGACAATACGGAAGCGAAGGTGGCCTTTGCTACTTCGCAAAACTCAACGACGGAGCCTATTCAACGACGGGTATGTTCCGTGGCGAGACCACCGTTTGCCTGTTCAAGAGCACCACAAACCACGGACGACCGTGCAAAGGATGGAGCATGACCGTGCACCACCCTACCTACACAAACGGCCGATGGCTTCCCGTCTATTTTGGCTACAACGAGCACGAGGAAACTCATTATGTCAAGGCGTTCCAAGCGGGCCGTGTGCCTCTCATGGGATGGGACTCAACCCTCAAGGAACTCAAATACCAAGCGTCCGTCTTGGCTTCCTACACCGCCGTGTTCCCCGTTCGCATGTCCTGTGAGGTGCTCGGTTGAAAACGGTGAACATCCGTCTCTTCGTCAAACCCAACCGCTCCTCCATGGAGTCGTGGCTTGAGCACAGGTTCGGAGCCAAGCGTCGGGACGACTTTCGTTTGTTCGTCTTGGACAACGGGGACACGAGGGTGTTCCTCAAGAAGTCCAGCGAGCGAGCCACGATGCTCATGTCGTTCAATGGACGCTACGCCAAGACCCTACCCTCGTCATTTGAGCGAGTGCTCCGTGAGTTCAGCGAGGAGTTCGGGTTCCTTCTCATCGCTGAGCACCCACGCACGGACAACGGCGGGTGGTATTGTGTGTTCCCATCAAATCAATAGGCCGACAAGTATATATAGGGGTGGCCACCCATCTCTATTCATGCAGAAGCAAGCCCGCCGATTCGTGAGCCGAATCATCATCAGCCCGACCATTCGTGTTGCATGGGACAAACAGGACACAAAGGTGGCAGTCTATCGCAGTCGTTAAGAACCACCTTGGCAAACAAAGGAGCATGACCGTCCACTCATTCACGGGAATAACAGCGACCATCACCGTCTCGTCAAGCCTTGTTGGCTTCGTTTCGGGAGACTTCACACTCGCCACGGCAACGGGCAAGTATGTGGAACTCAACCAAAAGAACGCCACTTCCCACACTCGTGGCTTGAAGTCTGCATCGGGCACACTCAAGAAGGCTTGGGGTATCGCTGACACAACCCTCTACACATACTTCAACACCGACGCCCTGTTTGACATCACCTTTGACAACGATGGCGACGGTGCTGGTGGCGCCGCTACGGGCACCAACACCTACACCTTGACGAACTGTGTATTCACCGACCTGTCCGTTGAGGGCATTGAAGCAGGCTCGGAGGGAGCGTTGATGATTAACGCCACCTTTGAGGCACTTTCCTTCGGACGGGACTGATACAGTCTCACCATAGGAGGCACACACTATGACATGGCTGGATAACGCAATTGAGCAAGCAGGAAATGAGATTGATGTGGATGTTTCACATCTCGGTCTCGGAACGGACATCATCAAGGTCAAGCCCTTGAGCGCTGGTGAATATCAAGTGCTCAAGAGTCATCCCGAGATGAAGGGAGTGAAAGACGAAGGCGACCGAGCGGAGATGCTGGGTTTGCTGATGGTCTCCGAAATGATGAGGAAATGTGATTCGTCAATATCGTGGAGCAAGTTGAAGCAACTCCCACTCACTACCATTGCCCAGTTATCTACGGCAATAACCGCCACGCTTGGTACATCCGAGGGTGGTGGGGTGCTGGGGGAATAGTAGCCCTCGCCCAATCGGACGAGGGGCAATTCCTCTTCTCGCTACTGAGCGAGTTCGGTATGACTCCTGCTGAATGGCGTGCCTTGGACCAACGGGACTCTCTTTTCCTACTTGCTTCCAAGTCGGAAGCCAACCGAAGAGTCAATAACGAGCAACGCAAAGCAACTCAACAAGCACGAGCGCGTAGCATGGTGGGTAGATAATGGCGGACACGACAGCACGAATCAAGGTCTTGGCAGACACGATTCAGTTCCGCAAGCAAATGACCGCTGTGTCGGCGTCCATGTATGCCGCTGGTGGGGCCGCTTCTCGCTTCGGAACCGTCGCCCGTGCGGCATTGTCGCCCACAAGCATTGGCCTCGCGGCCGTGGCGATTTCAGCCAAGGCCATGGCCACCGTGATTCAACGGTCGGCCACCCTGTTCGTTGAGTTCAACGACACGCTGGCCCGAACGGGCGCGATTCTCGGAGAAGATGCAAAAGGAATGAGCGACCTTGAGACGGAGATTCGGAAGGTCGGTTCAACGACCCGATTCACAGCCGCTCAAGTCGGCGAGGCGGCCAATGCTCTCGCCATCGCTGGTGTGAACGCCGAGGAGATGATTTCAGAGAAGGCGTTGGAGAACCTCGTCAAGTTCGCCATCGCTGGTGGAACCGACATTCAAACCGCAACCAACATCGGCATCGCTGGTGTCAAGGCGTTCGGCATGGAGATGAGCGAATTGAGCCATGTCTCCGATGTGCTGACACGAACCTTCACTCGGTCAAATGTGAACATCATCAGCCTCGGTGAGGGCATGAAGTTCCTTGCCCCCGTAGCACACGCCGCAGGCGTCGGGATTGAGGAAGCGGCGGCCGCCATTGGTGCTCTCGGCAACGCTGGTCTGCGAGGAACAATCGCAGGAACAGGTATGCGTATGGCCATCAATAAGTTGCTCAAGCCCACCTTTGACTCGCAGAAGGCTATCAACGACCTCGGACTCTC